TACTCATTCGGAGCCACAGCACCCGCCAGTCGTTCATGTCATCGGCACTAGCTTCGCCACCGATATTGCGCTATTACAGACATTTCCCCAGTAACGCTAGGAACCAATCCGCTGGTGTTTCTCTGCCGTCCAGAATGGTTCGCAGAAAAGAAAAACCCCATACAGCTGGAGTCTACTTTTGGACATTCCTTTGTGTTTGTCACCGAGTCAACCAAACATAAAGAAACTATATGTAGACCCCATGTGTATGAGGTTATTGACTCGAGATTATACATAGTGAACCGTCCAAAGTCCATCTCTGCATTGTTAATTTACAACATAAAAAAGAGGCTGTCAAGAGACAGCCCCAAAAGTACTACAGGGAAGTATCCTCACGAGATACATAGGTAGTGTATCACATACAAATAAACACTAAATACTAGGGTTTACCCTTATATTCTTTGATGGTTACTTGGCATCCACCGCCTTTAATCTTCTCGCCCCGTTCTACTGTTAGTTTCCATACCTGCTGATCGTCGTCATACATCAGGCCATTCATGGAATCAAGAATAGCCTTACAACAGTTATCAATATCCAAAAGGCGTTTGTCGCGCGGATACAACACAATAAATATTTCTATGGGTTTATCACCAAAACTTGGCAATTTGTCACATATTTCATGGACAGCTCTTTTAAAATCTACTCCTCGTTTAGAAATATACCGGCGTTTACCGGCTTGAAGCCAGTATGCGTTGACGCTGGGAGGGTATGGAAATGTTAGGGTAATCACCTATATTCAACTTTCTTTTGCGGGATTAGTATCAAAGAATTATATAGGGGATCTATGACTACGTTTACTACGGAAGACAGAATAGCGGCAGAAGGGCCAAGACCAAGAGTGGAGGGCGTTTGTCCATGCGACAACTGCGTACATACGCAAATATGCAAAGAGAATGAATGGGCTTGCAGGCCTTTTGGAACCTATGTTGCGTATAACTATTACTTTACTGAGGCTGTAAGAATTCCGTCTCGCGGAACATACCAAAAGATATTTGATACCAAAGAAGATGCCAAAGAATTGCGTGAGTATTTAAGAAAGTTTATGGAGGAAGAAGATGGAGATCAAGCTGAGGATAACGCGGGAGAATGAAGATGGTTCTGCGGATGCAATAGTTGATTACGATGATGAAGGTCAAATAGTCCTTATCCAATATGGTGTAGTAGCCATGCTTAAAGAGGCAATCGAACAGGAGAAACAGATGGGAAAGAAAAAAGATTTAAAGAAAAGAATTGAGCTGGAAGATGCTATTCAGGGGATGTATAACATTCACGAAGATTTAACAGTTCTTTATGAGCATCATGCAAATAACACAATGACCGAAGATGAATTAAGCAATACTTTATTAGGTCTTGCAAATATGGTTCGCATGAAGTGTGAGCGTTTATGGGATCGTTACATCAGCTACGAACAGTTAGACAAATACGCCACCAAGGAAATGAAACAGCGTCGCCAAGAAATTATGGATGAATGGGATTTAGATGGTAACGATCCTGATGGACGTTGCTAAAAAGCGCAAGATAAATGAAATTAAAAAGAAAAATTGACATCAATGGTAAATTTATTGAAATTTACGATGATGTATTTAGCGCTAATAAAAGATTTGATTTATATAGCTTTGCCATTAAATCTTATTATGTTGTTGAAAGAGTTGCAGCCGATGTTCCCGAAAGGCTATCTTTACATAAAACATTAAAATGCGAATTTTCATTAAAAGACATTTTGTCATTTGGATTTTTTGAAAACGATGAAATTGTTAATTACATTAAACAAAATGATTTAAAAATACATCATTGTTATATTAACCTATGCAGCGCTAGTGATGTGTATCAATACCATGTTGATACACCAGTTTCAAAATGTCCATCAGGTCTTTATTATATTAATATTGAATGGGATCCGACTTGGGAAGGAGAAACTCATTTTTCAGATGATTCAATGCAGGATATTTTGTATTCAAGCGCATTTATTCCCGGTAGGTTTGTAATATTTGATGGGACAATTCCACACAAATCATCTCAACCAGCGCCCAATGCAAAATATTACAGATTTGTATTTGTCATTAAATTTACGATAAAAGAATCTCCCAATTGGTCAAATTCAATAACAATTCAAGACTTTATTTATCAAAAAAAATGTGATTTGACACAAAAAGAACAAACTTGTTTAGATTACATTGAACAAAAAACAGGCGATACACCGCATAGTGGCACAACTTTTTATGAACATTTATCAAATACATTTTATATTTTAAAGTCTTTGAAACAGCCAGAAAGAGTGTGTTTGGCAGGAATGTTTCATGCTATTTTGGGAACAGAATATTTTAAGTTTCATAAAAAAATTCTTAAAGAGGAAATTAGTCAGTTAATTGGCGACGAAGCCACTAATTTAGTAGAGCAGTTTGCCCTTCCCAATAGGGATAATTTAATAATTCAAAATTTAAACAATAATAATTTGCAAACACAATTAGATTTGCTATACATTTTGTATGCCAACTCAATAGAACAAGTTTATAGAATGAATATTGAACAAAGTTTTTTTACAAAAATTAAAAACAAAATTGAATCAATTGAAAAAATGTTAAAGGCACAAAACAGATGAGCGCTTGGTTAATTATTGTTACTGGCCTTATTTATCTTTATATTGGCTGTGAACAGGGTTACAAAGGCAACCTAGCTTTATGTATCACCTATGTTAGTTACGCTGCCGCTAACGTAGGTTTATATTTAATGGCAACTAAATAGGAGAATGTATGATTGATTACAGCGAAAGTTATCTAGCTATGGACAAGGCTTTGCGTGAGTCTTATGAGTTATTACTAAAAGGCAATCAGGAGCAAACAATTCAGGCTTTGCGAGCTTTGGCGCATACCGCAACAATCTCAGCCGACTGGCTCGAAATGAATAAACGTAATGCTGATTGAGTTGTCTATGCCGGAGCTGGAAATCTGCAGATTACTTGGCGTAATGCGTAGATGTACGGCTTCTGGAAATGTGCAAGACAAACAAATGGGAAAGCAGGATCCTTTTGAAATAGATATAGATGGAGTTATTGCAGAGTATTGCGTAGCTAAGGCGCTTAATCTATGCCCAGATTTGACTGTCAGCATTAGAAAAGGCGGATCAGATTTGGTTAATTACTTTAAACGCACAATAGATGTTAAGTCCACAAGATATCAATCCGGTAAACTATTGGCCACTTTAAAAAAAGAGGATCATCCTTGCGATATGTATGTTTTAGCAATTCTGAATGACAAAGGCGCAAAAATTGCGGGATGGACAACTAAAGAAGAATTATTTAAGGATGAGAACATTGATGATTTGGGTCATGGCAAAGGTTATGTAATGACGCAAGATCAATTAAACAAGAACATACATGAAATTAACTAATAAATTTAATCTTCCCCAAACCTTTATGAATGTAGCCGAACGTCCGGCATACACAAAGGGCAAGGCTCATGTATCGGCCACTGAACTACTCAATAGCCCACGCATTGTGCAACTTAAAAAGAAGTATGACGACCAGATTGAAACTGATGTATCAGATATGGTTTGGTCAATTATTGGAACTGCGATTCACGGAGTATTGGAACATGGCAAGGATGCTAACCATATTGTGGAGCAAAGACTTCATGCGGATCTTGATGGTTGGCATATTTCTGGCGCTATTGACTTACAAATTATTCATGATGATGGCGTAGAAATTAACGACTATAAGAATGTAGGCGTATGGTCGGTAATGAATGAGAAGGCTGAGTGGGAACAACAGCTAAATATTTATGCATGGCTGGTAGAAACTGTAAAGAAAACCCCAGTAAACAAGTTAGCTATTATTGCCATCATCCGCGATTGGAACCGCAGAGACGCAAAAACTCGTCAGGGTTATCCCCAATGTCCGGTTGAAGTAATCCCTGTTACTTTATGGCCTATGGAGCAAAGGGAGCAGTTTATTAAAGACCGCATTCACTTGCATTCAGAAGGACTGTTTGCGATGGATGCGGGGGAGGAATTACCGCTATGCACTCCTGCCGAAATGTGGGAAAAGCCGACAACTTATGCAGTAAAAAAAGTTGATGCAGTTAGAGCAAAATCGGTGCATAATGATCTTGAGGCAGCAGAGGAGGCATTACTTAAAGCCGGCAAAGGATTTATTCTTGAAGTTCGAGAAGGGGATCGCACCCGTTGCTCAAGCTTCTGTCCGGTATCTAAGTTTTGCGATCAATATAAACGTTATTTAGAGGAGAAATAATGAGTTATGAACAATTTACAAACCGATATCACAGATATACACAAACCACTAGATCTGTATCCGAAGCATTTAGAGATGCAGATTATGCAACGCCTATTTGGAGATGCGAAACGGATTGGGATAGAACTAAATCTTTCGTCCGAGAGGTGTTTGTCTGGATGCTGCTTTTTATCGCAGTCTTTGGAGTCTTTGGAACAGGATTGTGGACATGGATCACAAGATAAAAGCAAATGAATATCAAGTTGCCGGTTCTCATTATGCTGATAATTCTATTCAGCCTTGGGACTATATCGTGGCTAATGGTTTGGGGTACCTTGAGGGAAACATTATTAAATATACCACTCGCTGGCGTAGAAAAGGCGGTATACAAGACCTTGAGAAGGTTATTCACTACGCTCAAAAACTTATTGAAGTAGAAACAATTCGTAAACTAAAAGAGGAACATGACAAATGAAAACAAGACAAGAAATGATTTATGACTTTATGGTAGCACTATCATCTAACGGCGCATTATATTCAACATGGAACAAATACGATCCAGATATAGATTCGGTTGATTTTTCTGAATATGTCATGGAATACGCCAAAGATTTGGCAGATGAAATGATTAAAGGACTGTAATGGAATACAAAGAACTTAGACAGATTGATGTCTCAAAATACACAGAAAAGAAAAATGGTCTTACCTATTTATCTTGGGCGTGGGCAGTCGACCAGCTATTACTTGCTGATCCCAAAGCGCATTGGTTTTATCCGGAGTATCAACGTTGGGGCAACGGCACAGTAATGGTGTTTTGTACTGTAGTGGCCAATGATATTGCGCGCACTGCACAACTTCCGGTAATGGACTATCGCAATAAAGCCATTTCTGAGCCTGACGCATTTGCAATCAACACCGCTATGCAACGCTGTTTGGCTAAAGCTATTGCCCTGCATGGGCTGGGTCTATACATATACAACGGTGAAGACGTCCCGCCTGACTTGCAAGAAGATATTACACAAACCCCTAAAGTGTCTAATATCCCAGCGCCAGCAAAAGCGGTGGAGAAAGCAAAGGTAACCAAGACTGCGGGAAAGCCCGGTGAGTGGCAGATTACAGTGATGGATACCGACGATGCAAAAGGCTGGTTAGAGGCTCTTAAAGCGGGCGTAGATGCATTGTTATCGCTGGCCACTCATGCAGATGATGTAGCCAATATATTTAAGAATAACCGCGTAGTCTTTGATAAAGCCAAGGCTATGGACGAGAAGTTTTATTCAGAGATGATGGCAGAGTTTAGTAAAACCAAAGCAACACTAACGAAAGGAAAGTAAATGGAATATCAAGATTACCCAAACACAGGAAAGCTAATGAAAACCCAAGAAAAGCGTACAGAAAAGTCGCCAGACTTGTGGGGTTCTGTAAAGTTTGATCCTGAGTATTTGCGTCATATGATTGAAACTTCAAGCGCAGATTTAGTGGAAATTAAAATTAATGGTTGGAAAAAAGTTAGTAAAGCTGGAAACAGTTACTTATCCCTTGCTGTAAACACAATGGATCAGCAAGCAAAACCAGTAGCAAATGATGGCAAAGATCCTTGGGACGACTAATGGATCATCCGCAATTTGAAGCTAAAAAAATATCCATGAAGCAAACTAAAGATGGATATGTATTGAACTTGGCTATTCACCCTGACGAAGTTCCTGATGAAATTATCAGAGATTTCGTTGGGGCGCGGTATATGGTGGTTATGGTTCGTTTAGATGATGAAGAAAAACCATTAAATCGGGAGGAATATGCGGGCGCACAAATGGTCAAACTTGCAGGGATGCTTTGCAGGGACAAAGAGTTTTGGGAATTCTTACACGAAGAAGGCAGCCTTTACGACAAGAGCGAAAAAGAATGTATCGAATGGATGCAGCATTATTTGGTCGTTGGATCGCGTTCAGAGATTAAGAATAACTTGGCAGCCCAAACAGCCTTAAAAGATATCTATACGGAATATAAAGAATGGAAGACGACAAGAAACACATGAGGTTTTTAGCAAGTTGTTTTGCTTTTACTGGATTGTTACAGGGCGCGCCCAATGAGTTTTCCATGGAACATATGGCCGATATAGCCGTGCGTTGCGGAGATGCTTTGATTGAAGAATTAGAAAAAGACCCAGAAGATGGGATTGCTGCCGTTGCTAAAAGAGTGAGAAGGAAACCTGCAAATGAACGCAAATGATTTAGCAATTCAATTAGATGCAGCATCCAGCGACATGGAATATAACTACTACGTCAGCGATTGGAAGTTACTATCCGATGCGGCCGAAATGCTCCGTGCGCAAGCAGAGAAAATCAACAACCTAGAACAATGGCAAAAGCGCCAGCTCGATGTCATCGAAGCGCAAAAAGAGTACATGAAAGCGCAGGACAAACACATTGTTGATCTGGCATTCAAACTGGTATACGCCGAGCGTGGCAATGAGGTAGCGAAGGAGCTGAGCAAGTGAACGCAAAACAAATAGCTGATAAATTAGAGCAAGGTCATTGGGAAGGTGGCACAAGAGAACAAGCAGCCACCATGCTACGCCAGCAACAAGCTGAAATAGAGTTATTAAACGCAAAGCTGGCTTACATGTTTGAACAAGAGATTAAGAGTGTGAGGATAAACAGATGAACTGGAAAGCATACGATGAAGTGCATTTTAGCGACCAATACATCCTGCGCTGGGTGCGTGAAGGTGATGAGTATGTCAACCGCATCAGCAAAGAGATGATGGAAGACCTGCATGCCGTAGTGCGCCAGCAACAAGCTGAATACTATTCTTTACTTGTTAATCACGACAAACTTTATGCAAAAGTAGTAGAGCAACAAGCTGAAATAGAGGCGTTGAAAACCTGTTTAATTGTCGAACAGGAACACAACGAGCTTATGGTAGAAGACCGAAGCAAGTACGAAGCACTAGCACACGCTGGTGGTGTTGAAGTGGG